GCTGGGCTGGCTAAAGCAGAAACCCGGCAGCGCTGGCGGGCGCTCACCGGGTCTGAAATGCCGAGAACAGGAAGTGCTTCGACACGGCGGAATTTACCAAAGGTGGCGGAGCATGGCAACAACACTGCGAGACGATCGCTGGTACGCGGTCAGGACGAAGCCCGGTAGCCAGCGGATGGCGCGGGCTATAGATGGCCTGCCGGAACATCGGGCGGGCGAAAGCATCATTGAGCGCAATCTCAGGACCAAGGGTATGGACGTGTTCATGCCGTCGTGGTGGCATACCACGAGACACCACCGGACGAACAAGCTCATTGAGCGCCGCCTACCTTTCCTCGTTGGCTACGCCTTCGTTCATCTGCCTAACCTTGATTTCGAGAAGGTTCGGAAAGTGGATGGAGTCATGTGTTTCCTGCAGACCAACAGGGATAGCGGCCCGCTGCGCTTCAAAGAGCAGGATCTGGCAGTGATGATGTTGGCGGAATGGGAAGAGGAACAGAAGCGGAGGTTTCGACAAGCCGAACTTCAGGAAATCGGCCGGTTCAACCGCAGGAACAAGCTGCACGGTGAGCTGCGGCGCATCCTCCCGAAGGGCCGCGCCATCCGCATCAACATGCGAGAGCAGGCGGAGAAGGTCATCCACTCCATGCCCGACGTGGTGAAGACGCGAGTGTTGGGGATTATCAAGGAGTTGGATGCTCTGGAAGCCGACGAGCCACTTGCATTGATCGATGCAGTCGCTTAATATCGCGCGCAACAGGTGATTTTGCAGGCTGTTCTGATCGCGGACCTCGATTAGAGGGAATACTCGCCGGGCCTTAGGGGAGAGCATCACGGCTCCCCGCATGGCTGAATATCGCCTGAATTTCACAGTTCGGGAGCATCGCGCCGGATAGGAGCGGAAGCTGGGAAGCCAGTGACCGGCGCGTAATGCCCAGCCTCCCGGAAGAGATCGCAGCGGGCCTAACCATCCCGTTCCCGTTAGCTCAGCGGTAGAGCAAGAGGTGGTAGGCTGTGGTGGCCGAAACACCTCAATAGCGCGTCGGTTCAAGTCCGGCACGGGTGCGTCGCAAGGCGCAGCGACACCATCCCGCAAGGGAAGCGAGGGTTGGCAAGTGCGCCATGGCCCGTTGGTCCCACAAACGAGGACTGCACTCATCCTGCAGACTTCGGAGGGTAGGGTCTGACAGCCGGGGAGCATCCCGGCCCCTCGCACATCATCCCGCAAGGGACAGGACGGCGGCATCCGGTACGCAAGGCAATTGCACCGCCGGCCTGACCTACCCCGGCCTAGAGCCGCATTAGCCCTGCCTTAACCGGCGGGGCTTTCGTTTGTGGAGACCTCATGCGCATCTGGTTCGATACCGAGTTCATCGAGGACGGGAAGACGATAGACCTGATTTCGATCGGCATGGTCCGCGAGGATGGCGCGACCTACTACGCAGAGAGCGCAGAGGTTGACTGGTCAAAGGCGGACGACTGGATCAAGGCAAATGTTACCCCTCATCTGTCTGGCGAGACGAAATCGCGAGATGCGATAGCCAGGGATGTGCGTTTGTTCGTCGGCCCTGCTCCTGAGTTCTGGGCCTACTACGCCGACTACGACTGGGTCGTCCTCTGCCAGCTCTATGGGCGCATGATCGACCTGCCGAAGGGGTGGCCGATGTTCTGCCGTGACATCAAACAGGTGTGCGCGGAGAAGGGCGACCCGGAACTGCCGAAGCATGATAGCGCGGAGCACAACGCTTTGGCCGACGCGTTCTGGAACCGGCAAGCGCACGAATTCCTTGTGGCTCGGTCATGACCCGCCTCGCTCTCGCCGCCGCCCTCATATCCTCCCAAGCCTTGGCGGCGGTAGAGCAGACAAAGCCAGAGACAGAAGCGGCCATGAACATATTCGACCGCATCGTTCCGTTCCCGGAGCGCTTGCAGTGGCTGATGCTGAAGGTGGCTATCGAGGGCGACCACACGGCGCAACAGATTGCGAGCAGGCTTGGGTGGCCCCTTCAGAAGGTGTACCAGGTCGTTTGGGCAAACCCCGGCAAGATGAAGATCGACACTGTCGCTGAATGGTTCTTCGCCTGCGGCGGCCAGATGCCGACGTTTGAAATCTTCCTGAATGACCGGACGGCGAGCCTATCGAGATCGGGCGCATGATCGTGGCGCAGAGGTGTTGAGCATGTGGCCGTTCAAGCGGAAGAAGCTGGAGCCTATCCACCCATTTGGCCCGATGACCGATGCCATGCGCAAGAAGGACGGTGATCTTTACGCGCGCATTTGCCACCTGTCGGCCTTGGAAGGCCTCAGAGAGTGGAAGAAGGTCCACCCGGCCGACTTCCCGGAACTCGACTGCCACCCGCCGCCGCCGTTCTCAAAGGAGGCGCAGAAGGCCATGGCAAACCTGGTCAACAACCTGACCTGCCACTGCCGCATCGGCAAGATAACGATGAAGGGCTGAGCATGAGCAAGGCAGGCGAACAGATCATTGCCGCGGCCTCCTCTGGCATCGGCAAGGTCCACTTTCTGAACCCTTTCACCGGGAAAACGGAAGAGTTCACGACGAAGGACGCCGCGATCAACTCCATGCTGCAGGCTGCCGCGGTCAAGGTCGCCGATCTGGAACAGCAGATCAAGGACATCAAGGCGTTTTTGGTCCTCGGTTGAGGTCGAAATACACCACACAGGTTGCACTGCTATCGACAGGGTGCCGTCTGATACGGGCCGGATACCAATCGCCGGTTGATTTCATTTCGTAGGAGCGGGTTTCTCCACCTCGTCAACCGACACGAGGGCCAAGCTTTTCGTTCGCGTCCGTAGAGGACAACGCCGCCGCTCCAGCCTCCGGGCCTCATCAACGGCGTGAAGCGGGGAAGTCGGGATAACTGCACCAACCTACGCAATAGGAGTGCGCACTGTGCCATCCAATAAAATAGAGGGCGACAATCTCACGCGCAGAGGCGCTGGTCGCCCCAAGGGCAGCCCGAACAAAGTTGGGAAAGCGGCCAAAGAAGCCATAGCAGAGGCGGCAGAGAAGCTTGGCGGAGTGGACCGGCTTGTCACATGGGCGAAGGAAGCCCCCGAGAACGAGCGCGCGTTCTGGACCAGCGTTTACCCCAAGCTGATCCCGGTGCAACTCGCCGGCGACAGCGACAACCCGTTGAAGCTGGTCCACACGATCGAGCGCCGCATTGTCCGTCCTGACGATCCCAACCGCTGAGGTCTTCGAGCCGCTTCTACAGCCGGCACGATACAAGGGAGCGTGGGGTGGTCGTGGGTCAGGGAAATCGCATTTCTTCGCGGGGCTCTTGATTGAAGATAGTCTGGCAGAAAAAGGGCTCCTGTCTCTTTGCATCCGTGAAGTGCAAAAGAGCCTCCAGCAGTCGGCCAAACGCCTCATCGAAGCGAAGCTGGCTGATTTCAGCTTGGGAGAAGCGGACGGCTTCAAGGTCTTTCGCGATGTCATCCAGACGCCGGGCGACGGACTGATTACGTTCCAGGGCATGCAAGACCACACGGCGGACTCGGTGAAGTCGTTCGAGGGCTTCAAACGAGCATGGATCGAAGAGGCGCAGACGCTCTCGACAACGTCGCTCACACTGCTTCGCCCGACAATCCGCGCGGAAGGCTCGGAAATCTGGTCGTCGTGGAACCCGAGACGAAAGACGGACCCGATCGATGCATTGCTCCGCGGTGAGACGCCTCCAAGCGGTTCGATCGTGCTGCGGGCCAACTGGTCGGACAACCCGTGGTTCCCATCGGTCCTCGATCAGGAGCGCAAGGACTGCCTGAACGGCGACCCTGACCAGTACGAACACATCTGGGAAGGCGGTTATGCCTCGGTCCTTTCCGGCGCCTACTACGCAAAGAGCTTGGCGGAAGCGCGAGCAGAACGCCGCATCGGCAACGTGGCGAGAGACCCGCACCTGCCGATCTATGCGGTCTGGGACATCGGTGTTCGCGATGCCTGCGCAATCTGGATCTGCCAGTTCGTCGGCAAGGAAATTCGTGTCCTCGACTATTACGAGGCAGTTCGCCAGCCACTTGCAACACATCTGGAGTGGCTTCGTTCCACCGGGTACGGCTCGGCGGTGTGCATCCTGCCGCATGACGGCGCAAAAGAGGATGCGATCCACGCCGTTCGTTACGAGGACCACATTCGCGCCGCCGGGTTCCGCGTCGAGACGATAGCGAACCAGGGCAAGGGCGCGGCGATGAAGCGCGTCGAGGTCGCAAGGCGACTGTTCCCGCGCATCTGGTTTGACGCCACGAAATGCGAAGCCGGGCTCGACGCCATCGGCTGGTATCACGAGAAGCAGGACGAGACGCGCAACATCGGCCTTGGCCCTGATCACGACTGGTCTTCACACGCTGCCGACGCATTCGGTCTGATGTGCGTGTTCTACGACGAACCGCGAGACAAGAAACCGCCAGCGCCCCGATACGCGCAGGCTGGATCCTGGATGGGCTAATGGCTGAAACCACCGACAAGGACGACCTGCTGTCTCAGGGCAAGCGGGCCTTCCAGCGCTGCCAGGATGCCGAGAGCGACAACCGTCTGACGGCGCTTGCTGATATCCGCTTTTCGCAGCTCGGCGAGCAGTGGCCGGCGGAAATCCTGAAACAGCGGCAGATGGAAAAGCGCCCGTGCCTGACCATCAACAAGCTGAAGGCATTCATCCGTCAGGTGGTCAACGACGCCCGGCAGAACAAGCCGTCGATCAAGGTCCACCCGGTCGATGACTTCGCGGACCCGAAGACGGCAGAGATCATCAACGGGCTGATCCGCAACATCGAATACACGTCGAATGCAGACGTTGCCTACGATACCGGCGTGGAGGCCAGCGTGTCAGGCGGTTTCGGCTATTGGCGCGTCACGCTCGACTATGCCTACGACGACACGTTCGACCTTGACCTCAAGATTGAGCGCGTTGCCAACCAGTTTTCCGTCTACGGCGATCCGGCGAGCATGGCGGCAGATTCCAGCGACTGGAACGTTGCCTTCGTCGTCAACCGCATGACGAAGGACGACTTCAAGCGCCAGTACAAGGGCAAGAAGAACACGGACGGCGAGGCCGCCTGCGTCGATTTCGACAGCGATGCGTGGAGCTACGACCAGAACTGGTACGACGGCGAGTTCGTCATGGTCGGCGAATGGTGGAAGCGCGAAGAGGTCGAGCGCACCATCATGCGGTCCACCGATGGGCGCGTCTACTATCAGGACGAGATAGAGGCTGACGAGGATCTGCAGCTTCTCAGCGAGACTGGTGCTCTCCAGTTCGACACAGGGCCGGACGGCCAGCCGATGTCGCGCGTGGTTCGGTCCTACAAGGTCACGCAGACCATCATGAGCGGTGCGGACGTGCTGGAGGTCAACGACTGGCCCGGCCGGTACATCCCGATCGTGCCTGTCTATGGCGACGAGATCATTCTGGAGGGCAAGCGCTACTTCCGCAGCCTGATCAATCCGGCGGTCGATGCGCAGCAGATGTTCAATTTCTGGCGCTCTGCCTCGACGGAGATGGTCGCGCTTGCTCCGAAGGTGCCGTTCCTCGGGCGCAAAGGTACGTTCGACAGCGACAATGATCGCTGGCAGACGGCGAACACGCAGAGCCATGCTTACCTCGAATATGACACAGAGCAGCCCACGCGCCAGCCACTCGACGTTGGCCCGGCCGCTGGAGCCTTGCAAGAGGCGCTGAACGCCTCGGACGATATGAAGGCCATCACCGGCCTGTATGATGCCTCCCTCGGTGCCCGGTCGAACGAGACCAGCGGCAAGGCCATCATGGCGCGCCAGCGGGAAGGGGACGTTGCCACGTTCCACTTCATCGACAATCTGTCCCGCGCGATCCGCCACACCGGCTGCATTCTCATCGACCTTATCCCGAAGGTCTACAACACCGCGCGCATCGTTCGCGTGATTGGCGAGGACGGCAGCCAGGAGACGCAGGCGGTCAACCAGCCGACGCCCGTCATGGACCCGCAGACCGGCCAGCCGATGCAGCAGCCCGCAGTTGACCCGAACACCGGACAGCCGATGACGGACGACGCCGGCAATCCGATGATGGAAGCGGTCATGGCGATGCACGACCTGACGGTGGGCAAGTATGACCTGATCGTCTCGAGCGGCCCGAGCTTTACGTCTCGTCGCGAGGAAGCGGCCTACCAGATGACGGAGTTCGTTCGCGCGTTCCCGCCATCGGCTCCAGTGCTGGCATCGGCCATCGCCAAGAACTCGGACTGGCCGGGCGCCGAAGAGGTCGCAGAAAAGCTGGAAGCGCTCAACCCGGCAGCACAGCAGCAGATCCCGCCGGAGCTTCAACAGGCGCTGGAGCAGCTACAGCAGGCCAACCAGCAGCTTCTGCAGCAGTTGGCGGCCATGAAGGAAGACAAGTCCATCGACAAGTTCAAGGCCGATACCGACCGCATGAAGGCCGAAGGCGATTTGGACAACGACCGGGCGAAAATCCAGGTCGAAATGATCAAGGCCGTGGACGCAGGCGAGCGCGAGGACATCCGCTTCCAGCGACAGGCCGCAACTCCCATGCGCCAAGGGTAAGCGGCGCACCCCTCACTGAACCAACCGGAAAAGGAGTTCACCTTCATGAGTGAAGGAACAATGGCCGACGCCAGCGAACTGTCCACCGTGGCAGCAATCGAGCAGCAGACGCCGGAGGTCGAGAAGGACGAGCCGCAGACGCTCGACGACACCCTCGACGCCGACGCGATTGAAGGCGAGGAACAGGACGACGAAGGCGCAGAGCCCGATGTCGAGTTCGTCGAGATCGAGCGAAACGGGAAGCGCTACAGCGTCCCGAAGGAGCTTGAAGGCGAGTTCATGATGCAGGCCGACTACACGCGCAAGCGGCAGGCGGCTGCGGAGCAGGAAAAGGCGCTGACAGCGCGCGAGCAGCAAATCGCCGATCGGTCACAGGCGACCGACGACGAACTGCAAGCGCGGGCGGCGCTCATGGGGCTGGATTCCCAGATCAACCAGTACGGCCAACTCGACTGGCAGAAATACCTGAGCGAAGATCCTGTCGGCGCGCAGGCTGAGTACGTGAAGTATCAGGAGATGAAGCACGCCCGCGGTCAGGTCGCCGGCATGCTCGAAACAGCGCAGAAGCAGCGGTCTGAGCAGATGGAGCAAGCAATTGCCACC